AGAGTTATATGTGTAGGTTGACCGATTGAAAAGCCGGTTGTGCTGGAGGCAGCAGGGTATAATAAAGCACTATACTGAACGGCAAAACCGGCTCCTGAACCAGAACCGTACGGTAAACGAGATGTTAGAACGTTTGCAGATGAGTTAAGTACCTCTTTTGCTGAATAGTAAAAATATCTTTCAGCAGGGGTTGTCGGGTTTCCGTAAATTTGATTAAGTTCAGTAACAGATGTAAGTAGAATAACTTCGTCTGTAGGTCCTTGGGCTGCAAAACCCGGAATAAAAACATTAGTACCGCCACCTATTAATTGATAGTTAGATAAATCTGTTTCAGTAATCTGTACTCCCGGTGAATTTATTGAACGTGCCATAATCTTGTATTATTATTTATGCTTTTTATGATATTTTTTATGAAAGAAGATTCACATTTAATTGAGAAAATTGAAATGTAGCTGTAGATTTAATTTGTTCAGTGTCGTTATAATCATATGTAATTCCACCTATATTTGTTATAAAAGCGTTGTGATATACAAATTCAATTGATCTTTGATTATATTCGTTTAAACCAATAACAGAAAAGTTTGTCTGATATTCTGTTATTATGCCTGAATCAAGGCGATCTTTCCAAGTTTCAAGCTTTGGCTTAGTGCCAGCGTAATAGCTTGATTCTGGATCATTTAAAATTGATAACCATTTCCATAATATCCAGTAGTTTTCAAATTTATTATCTACAATAAAACTGACTGTTATAGGTTGATAGTTAGGACGGGTGTATGATGATACGTTATAGGATTGTCCTGCAAAACGAACTTCGTTAGAAGGGACTGCAACCTCAGGCACAATTGTTCCAAATATGCTGAGTTGTAATGGATTTATGCTTATAAGATTGTTATTAAGAGATTGTTTTTTTAAAACATGTGGTAAATTTAAAATTAATAAAAATTTATCTTTACCAGATCTATTAAGAACTGATTGCTGGGTTGGTTGGGGTGTTTCGCAAAGGTCGTTGTCTGCCATATTACATTGGTTTCCAACCTTGCGACATTAGGTCGTCAATATCTGAATTATCAAACATTTTTTCAAGCTCTCGCTCAGTGGCTAAAGGTTGATATTTTGGTTCAGTTTCTATATTACCTAGTGTCGTAATGTTGTTACTATTACTTAAGTCTTTTAGCTTGTAAAGACTTTTATCTATTTCATAATAATCGTTGTTAGAAATTTTAAGAGGTTTATTTTGATCATCTTTTTCGTCAACTTGAAAATATTGTTCACAAATTTCAGGTTCTAAAATAAACAGACCCCAAACAAGTCCCATAACTCTATCGTCAAAAAATTTATCACTTTGTTTTCTGTATGTACCGTTTGGATAGCGAATAAAAGTTTCAAGCTCTTTAATGGTGTCCATATCATTAACGTGAACAGTTTGTAAAAAGTTAACCCAATAGCGCATATTAGCAACACCAGCAAAGCGAAGGTTGTTATGGGATAAAATACCAAGATGTCTCGTATTAGAAAATGAACCAATATTGGCTAAGCGCGAACAAGATACAATTTTTTCATACATATGCTTATGAAACAATGCATCAATAACTTGTCCGCCACAATTATTTCTTTCAACAAGCAAAGGTGGGTTACCCCATTGGGAGCATAAATTGATTAGTTTATTGGCATAGTGGTACGGTTCAACTGTATTAGTGCCATAAACAGCTACTTCTTTAATCTCTGTCAAGTCTGTAATATCAAGGACTTGAGCTACGGACGAAGCTCTCCCAATGCCTTCCCCTACATCTACACCAATAGCATAAAGCTTGTTGACATCCGGGACCTCAAAGACTTTGTACGCTCCTTCATCACTAGTATGGATAGCGGGTTTTTTATTTTCTTTAAATCTCTCAATAACAGAAGCACCAACAGCAGAATTACCGGCATCAAGAAATGTATTACCAAACTCTTGTTGAAAAGCTTCATCAGAGCCTAAAGCAGTAACCATCTGCTTGCGCCATTTTTCACCTCTTCCTGGTACATCCCACCAATCAATTCTTTCTGCTTTCCAACCGTTTGTTTCTTTTTCAGCTCCAGAATATATTTCGTAAAACTTATTGCCTGTTCCGTTGGGAGTAGATACCATGAAGATCTTAGTCTTCTTACCCGATGAAACAATAGGTATAACTGACTTCCAGAACTCTTCCATGAAGTGAGGATCGATAAAGGCAGCTTCGTCAATACATAGGATAGACGCAGTATCACCACGAGCTGCTGTAGATGTCGTTGTGCTAATACCAATACTAGAGCCATTAGCAAATGTTACTCCGGTCTTACCATATTCTTTTACACCAGGCTTAAGATAGTTAGGTAACATTTCATACGCCATTCTTATTCTTTTAAAAATATTAATAGCTGTCGATTCTTTATTAGCTACAATAATAACTCTTTGGTCGTCAAAGAAGCAAGTATTCCAAAGTGCATAGATAGTACTAATTGTCGTCTTACCGCATTGACGAGAGGCTAATACACAAACAAATCTATTATCAGCAAGACTCTTAAGAGCTCTTTTTTGAGCTTTATAGAGTTCGATTTTAATTTTACCTAAATCAAGGTTTACAATATAAAAATGATTTTCAGCAAAGTGTATAATATTTTCTTTACACTTCTTTAACTCTTTGACCATTTTAGGAGTCCACTCAAACTGAGCGTCTTCCTTTGGTACGTTTTTATCTCCTCTATAAAACTGAGAATCGTTTATAGGGTTTTCTATTATAATATCATCACTGTCACCCATCGCGGAATTATTTATCCTTGTGGATTAATAATTCCTAGCAAAGTTGTGCGTAAGTGCTCTACAAGAGCATCTCTGTCGTGCGGATTAGACGCATGCATAATCATTGCTTTTTCTCCGTTTATATCGTAACCAAGAATCATAAACGTATTTAAATATTCTGATACAAGTGTGTCGAGGTGTTCTAAATCTTTTACTTTATAATGTTTTAGGGTAGCATTGTCATAAAAACGAAGAAAGGCCTGTTTAATAACTTCCTCTATTTGAAGTGATTGTTTTTCAGGTAAAAAATTATTTTCAGCATCCAGAGCACTCAACCCTAAAGCTTCAGTTTTCTTTTTACGGTAAACTTTTTTTGTAGGCTTTTTTTTATTTTTATCACTGCCTGACATATCACTATTATTTATTATTTTCGTAAGTTTGTTTACGGGAATTATAACCTGGGGCCTTATTATTAATATTATATTGTACTAGGTGCTCTACTAACACTTCAAAAGAAGAAGTAGCTATTTTAAGTCGCCCTGGAATATTTTTATCACCATCATGAAGTTCAAAATAGGTGTCACCAAAAAAAGGTTCATTTACGTAACAGGTACAAAAAACTGAAGTATTACCTGGATCAACTATAATCGTCCACACACGAGGATCTGCTTCACTATACTCGGTAAAAAGCTTGTGAGCATAATAACCGGAATCTCTAAGCCTTTTTAATATGTAACCGAGTGTGGATAATTTATTTGACATATAAAGACTTATTTAGATATTATTATTTTACAAGGGCTGAAATTATAAATTTAATTTCAATACCTTGTTCATCAATCTGAAATAATGTAACTTTAAGGTCGTTGTTAACCTTAACAGTAAACTCATTACATTTAATACCTGCCAGTAAACGAATATTCTCTAAATTAAGAGGTAGAGTGTTTTTAATTGGTTCACCGACAAATTTATCTGATGCAAGATAAGTTAGATTGTTAATATTCTGTCTTTCGAGATCATTTAATTCGCAATATACCTGTTCGTCTTTAGTGTAAAAATAAAGTTTATCTGAATCAGTGGCAATAGAGCTACCTTTAAGTATATCGCTAAACTTACTATTAAGAAGAATAAAACCTGTATCGTATTTTAATTTTTTTATTTTTTCAGGATTAACAGGACACCTTTGCATATAACTATCCTCTAAAAGAAAATAGTTAAACTTAAACGATGAAGAAGTATACTGTAATTTATTATCTTCAATAGTTACTGCAATTTCACTCTCTTCTACACAATCGAGTAAGCGAATAAATTTTTTAACATCAGGAATATTAATTCGGGATATACCTTTTACAGGGGTATTAGTTTTGTAAGAAGCTAAGAGAACTATTGAGCCGTCTTGAGAAGCACAAGTAGTAAATATTTCTTCATCACTAAAAGTGACTGAAATATTATCAGCTAACTTACTAATAGGTAAAAGAAACTTTTGTACAAAGTTTTCTTTATTGAAAGAAAGAATATTAGTCACGTTTGTTTATAATTTTATCTAATTTGTTATTAATGGAGTATAGATAGTCTACAATTAAGTCCAACTGTTTTAATGATTTTTTAGTTGTTGCCTCATCAAGAAAATCAAAAGTGAGTTGATTAGGGTCTTGCCCGGTAAATGTTTGAGGTAAAGCCTGGGACACCGGAGATACCATAGGTTGTACTTGTAAGGGCATTGTAGGCAATGTCTGTTGAGGAAGTGGGTGCATCATTTCAGCCATCCTATTTGCGTGAGCTATTTGCTGCTGAATTTGATTCTGTTGATATTGTTGAACCCCTGGTAAAAATGATTTTGGATCAATTCTTGTAGCTGGTCCCGTAGATGATTGAGTGATGGTGTTTCTATCAACTTCTGTAAGTGTTGAGCCGGCCATTTTAGCTACTATAGCTGTAGCCAGTTGTTCTTCTAGTGTACTCATAAACTTAAGAAGCCGAGCCTTTATTGTTTTGAGCGAACTCAACAAATTTGTAAAACTCAGCACGAGATTGATCCTTGTTATCTAAAAATGCTCCAGACATACGAGCAGTTCTCATAGTAGAATCATGCTTAATGCCTCGATTAGAACAACAGGTATGATTAGCTTCAATCATAACTGCTACACCATTATTCTTTTCACATACCATATTAATATGCTCATGTACCTGGGCTGTCAAGTTCTCTTGTACTTGAGGTCTACGTGAAAACCAATCTACAATGCGATTAAGTTTCGATAACCCAAGCACTTTACCTGACTTAGAAGGAATATAAGCTACGTGTGCCACACCAGTAAAGGGTGCGTGATGATGCGAGCACATCGAAACAACTTTAATATTATTCTGACAAACGATACCGTCATACCCATCAACGTTATCAAAAGCAGTAACTTTAGGAGGATCGGTGTAACAGCCCATCGCTAAATCAGTTACAAAAGCCTTTGCTACACGCCTTGGTGTATCAGAACTATTAGGGTCGTTTCTCCAATCAAAACCAAGAGCATCTAAATACGCTTCATATGCCTTAGCACCATTTTCAATTAACTCATTAATCTCATCTGGAGTATGAGGGTTGTTATGATTAGCGTGTTGTAATTTCTTTTTATTTCTTAGCATAAATTAGAGACTTGCAAGAAGTTCTTTAAGTTTGGCGTCCGTGTCATCAACAGCCGGCTTTTCTTCTTTAACCTCAACCTTAGAGATAGAAGGCTCGGTTGTTGAAGTCGACTCTTTAATACCAGCGAAGATACTATCAAGTGCATCGTTCTTCTTAACGGCTGCAGGAGTAGGAGCTGTATCCTCATCCTCTTCTTCAACAGACGCAACGTCCTGAACGCAGAAGAAATGCTGATCGAGCATACGCTGCAATTCAGCAAAGGTCTTTGGTTTATTGAAACTATCAAGCTCATGGGCTGATTCGTAGATTGCATCAATTTTCTTAGCGTCGATACCTTCAAGCTTAGAAGGAGACATAAACTTCGAAGCCGAATAAGTTACAAATGCTTTCGAACCACCCATGCCTGTACGAGACTCGCACTTAATCTTTAAAGAGCAGCCTTCAGCAATATCAAAGATCTTAACTCCGAATTCATCAGAATCATCTCCGTCAATAGCAGAGTTAATGATCTTAGCCAACTCCTTGCCGTAACGAATAGCTTTAACTTTACCTTCGTTTTCAGGATTGGAAGGATCTGAAACAATATAAGCGTTAACAAACCAGTTCTCTTTACGGGTAATAGGTTTAATCTTTTCTTTATCTTCAACAGAACCTGTGTTGTAAGTCTTCAATACATACTGATCGATAGGGCACTGTTCACCGTAAGTAGAAGGACAGAGGGTAGTAACAAATTGCCCGGTGCAAATACTATTCCAAGAGTGGTGATAGTAATGATGCATTGTGCATTTCGGGTCAGTGACATTAGGTACAAGTCGTACAATGTAGGACTTACCGGGTTCAAACTTCATAATGTCTTTGTAAGAATTGTTATTCTTATTTGACAGTGAGGCCTTAATTTCGTTAAACATATTTTTAGTGAATGTCATAGTATTATTTGGTTGTTGTTTGTATTATAGATGAGTACCTGAAGTGTTCAAGTTTTTATCTACAAAAAGTTTTATGCGAATAAATGCTTTAGAAAGAAAAGTGCGAGCTTCTTTAGAGTTCATATAACGTGTCCGGTACTCATGATAACTTCTGCCGAAATTGCCGAGTAAAAATTCTCTTTCATCTTGAGGCATACTCGATATTGTATTAAAAAGATTCGGGAACTCCATAAGAACATACGGGTTAATTTTGTTATGTTTAATATGATATATCCAAATAGGTTCAATTGAATTTTCTCGATGTTCAGTGTAGTCGTGAAACTGAATTTTATTCTGTAAGCAGTACTTAACAATAAATGTTAATGACTCTTTAATGTCTCTCATTTGCTGATCAGGAGATTGTTGAAGTAGTTGCTGTTTATAGATTGTATAACACTTAATAGCTCTTGGGGAGGCGAAATAAGCGAGATCAAAATGCTGAACATCTGGGTAAAGTTTATAAGGAGCTACAAAATAAGTATCCATACAAATATCCGGATACTTTGAAAAAAAGATTACAAGTCTTTTAATAAAAGGGTATTTTGAATTACTTTCAAAGTCAGTAAAGTCTTGCTTTAATTTAAAAGCTTTACCTCTTAAAGAACGAGACACTGCTAAATGCTTGTTATAAATTCTTTTTTCTAAGTCAGTCACTTTTTAATCGATTTCTTAAATAACCGTTTGGTATTTTTCGATTTTAGTAGCGGTGGGTAAAGTTGCAAGAGGCCAAGTAAAGCTTCGTGCATATTTTCTGAATTAGTTATCTCTATAAACATATCTCTAATATCTTTATTTTCTAATATAGTTACAAAAACAGCAGAAGGGTTTAAACGTTTATTATATATTATTGACAGGAAAGAACCAAATTTCATTACACCAAGAATGTACTCTTTTGTACAAACTTGTTTGAGTGGATCATTTCTGGAATTAAAGTCATTAAGGACTTTTTCGTTAAACATTTGTATGTAGAGTACTTACTACATATTATGCTAATAATCAAGCTTATGAGTCAGTTTTTGGTTCTGCTAGTTTTTCTAAAGTATTTTGAGCCTCTTGAACTGCTTGTTGGATATTTTCAGTGGCAAAATGGTCAGGGTTTACTTCAGTGAGTGTAAGAGTTTCGTACTTAACCTTAAAGGTACAATGTCCGTAGTTAACACCAAACCTGTTCTTCTGCATACCGAGATGTATAAGTCCAAGCTCCTTATCTTCTGCTTCCTGCCAGAGAGAGCAAATAACATCACAAGTGGCAGCAAGACCAATACTCTCTGAAATGCCCTCCATCCCTGGTGATGTTGTATTAAATGCTCCACGGTTTAATTGAGACGCCGTAACAAACGGTATATTATATTTAAATGAGAGAGCTCTTAATTGTTCAGCTATTTCTTTAATTTCAGCGTATGAATTAAGATTCTTACCAATAGGCTTTAGAAGGTTAATATAATCAATAATAACAACCTCGGGAATAAACCCCTTATGTTTTAGTTTATCAATGTACCCGTCGACGTGGCGCACTGTAATAGTCTTTGGAGCGTACTCTTTAATAATCAATTTTGAATCTAACTGCTTTTCAATATGATTTACTTGCTGCTTTAACTCATCTGTATAAACTTTTAATTCGTTGTGAGGTATCTGAGTAAGCTGTGCACTAATACGTTTTGCATACATAAACTGTGACATCTCTAAAGAGATAAGAAGTACATTCTTACCCTTCATTACCATATTAGCTGCTAAATTACCCAAGAAAATACTCTTACCGATATTTACTTGTCCTACTAAACACGAAAGCGTTTTAGGGAATAAGCCACCCTCGAGCCGTTCATCCAAAAACTTCCAACCCGTAGGTATTGGATTATAGATCTTGGTAAGCTCCTTAATATGTTCGTCAATATCTTCAAAGTACCACGAACCCATATCTTCTGATAAGGTTATGTTATAAGCTTTTTCAAATTGCTGCAGTGTCTCTGCAGGATCAGCTTTACCTTGAGCATACTTTTCAGCGGTCTCAACAATCGTCTTATACAAACAACGCTCTTTTAAAAATCGTTCTGTATTAACAAGAAGCTCCTCTTTATTAAACTTTGTATCAAGCTCTTTAAACTTTGCAGCTACTTCGTTAAATGCTTTCTTTTCTTCATCAGATGTAAGACGGGCCTTTAATTCAGTAACAGTAGGGCAGGCACCTCTTTCATTAAAGTATTTTGCAATAGCTTTAAAGATTGTCTTAATATTGCTATCATTAAAATAATCAGGATCTGTATACTCAATAATTGAAGAGAGATACTCTTGACTTAAGAGAGAATTAAATAGAATTATATTCTCGTAGTAGTCGAGATCGAGTTTAGATTGATCAGACATTAATCAATGTTATTAACTTCTTCTTCGATATCAACAGAAGATGTTGTACCGTAGCAAAGTTGTTCTTGAAGAGTCTGCTCAAGAACAGGCATAATGGTTTCCCAAAATTTAGGATCCTTTTCAAGGTCTTTTCTATAACCAAGACTTTCACCTTTGTACATTACAGTCCGTCCCGGCTTTTCAATTACCCCGAACGCTTCAGCAATTTCAAACAAACCGGTATGTTTATCTAAGCCGGTCTTAAAGTTAAGATAAAGCTCAGTTTTGAGATAAGAAGGAACAAAACGATTTTTAACCGTCATTGCACCAAGAGTTACACCAGAGATATTATGCGAAATTGCTACAGATTGCTCATTAGGATTTTCACTACTTTTTTCGTTTCGTGTGCTAAGCTGTACTAATACAGAAGCAAGATAAATCGGTCCTTTACCACCGCTTTGAGTTTTAACAAGTGTAGGAAACATTTCCATGCCTTCGTAAATGTGATTGCTAAACAGGATGGGCACTTTAGCTTTAGCTGCCTTATACGTCAAAGTACGCATCATAGATTTAATAGCTTTAGCTCTTTGTCCTACATCTGAAGCCTCTTTACCAGCGGACGCATCTCTAATTTCTTTAGCGCTAGCAAGGTTACCAAGAGAATCAATAGCCACAATAAATTTAAGATCAGGGTTATCTGCTTTAATTACATTATCGAGAAAAGCACACATTTGGTTACGGCAATCTTCAATAGTCTCAACAGGGTAATATTTAGCTCTAGACGTATCGATACCAGCACCTTCAGCACTTTTTTTATCTACGGCTACCTCTGAATCCCAAATTACAGGTATGTAACCTTTCTTTTGAGCGTTAGCCATAATTTTATTCATAATAAGAGTCTTACCTGCCATAGAGGGACCGGCAAAACCGGTGATACGGCCACCTGGAATACCTTTATACAATGAACCGCTGATAATTGCATTGAGGGCATAAGAGCCTGTATCAATCCAATCTTCAGCGGTTGAAAGTGTACTCGCATCGAGTACAGCTGCATCAGGGTTTAAATCATCAACAGACTTAAATATGTCTTTGAGGCCGGCTAACGGATTATCTTTTTTTGCCATACACCTATTGTGAATGAACCTTTAAAGAATGCAACTTAATCATCAAATAACTTTATTACCTCGGCTTGACCTTGTGGTTGCTGAGGAGCAGGTGCTGGGCCAGCTGCAAAAATTTGACGATATTGAGCTTCAAGCTTAAAGTCAAATGTCACATCTACTGCTTCAGTAATATTTGCTCTGTTGTATTTCCAAAGAGTGCCAGTATCTTTATCAGCCAAAAACTCTTTAAAAAATAAAGGAAGAATTTGGAGCTGTAGTTGTCCGGTTTGCTGATTGGGCATAATATGAACAACGGCTGGATTCTTAATAGCTAGAACCGCATCATTTGTTTCAGCATCTGCTCTTTCGCCAAGAATTGTTCTACCGACAGTGTCGAAGAATACTACGATTTTATTTTCTGTGTTTGCCATAATGTATATAATTTATATTTGTTGAGTCTAAAGTTCTACTGACCCATTGCTTTTTTTGTATAATATTTTGTATTATACAAAACTGGTGGCAGCATATCAAAGGAGGTTGCCCGGGTTGGATTAATATCTAAAGAGCCTCTCCTAGAGTAGAGCAAGGTAACGCAACATGATTCTACTTCAGGGTACTTCATAATTTCGGTATAAAGCTTCTCAGCACAAAACTCATGAAACTCGTTAACCTCTCTTAACGAGACTATTTGCTTAAAAAGTGTTTCTGGTTTGACCACACAATCAAGCGTATTAATTGAAATGTATGCTGCACCGGTATCTTTCTGCTTTGTATGTCTACAGCGGGATCTAAGAGCATTAGTAAAAAATTGATTCTTAAATAAAGCTTTATCATTTTTTATACTATAACCATAAGGGCTAAACTTAACTCTTTCAAACTCTAAATGGTTTTTTTCAGCATTGTAGTCATCAATAACTATATGCCCTAAATCAGCACCTAAAAAAGTTTGAAAATCAATATAACCTGCCATAGGAAATATACCGCATGCATCATCTCCTGATTTAAAAAATTTAACATCTACGTCTGTTTTAAGGGCTTCCTTAAGATCTTTCCGGACCTGGTCTTCGTAGTTAGCAACAGCTTCATCTACAGTAGATCCCATTTTACACATATCAAATGTATTAAGATAAAGCTTAGCTGACTTTGACTCAACCATAAACTCGGAGTCAGAAGAATAGGTGTACTTTAAAGTGCCTGCAATAGGTGCACCATTCTCTAAAAGGAAAGTAGCTTCATGACAGTGCCAAGTGTCATAGCCAACGAATTCATCTCCTTTAATATCCCAGCCGTCTCGTGCTAATTTACGAGGCATAGGGTTAAGTAGTGTTGGGTCAAATTGCTCGGTATAGACCGCATAAGATGCGGATGAACCAAGCGTTTTAGATGCAATATCGGTTAGGTTTGTGCTCATTATTTTAAATATTTTTTAATAGTTTTCATTCTCTCTTCTACAGAGCCACTAAGTCTTACTACTTTATCTCTATTCCACGGAGACATTTTATAATCAATTAAGTCTTCAAAAATATCAATAACATCTGCTCTAAAGTTTTTATCAGTACCTCTCTCTCCGTCATCCACTAACTTCACGTCAAAAGGATCCGTATAAAAAACTAAATCAAGTTTATTAAACAAAGTACTAAACACAGCATTAAAAGCTTCTAGTACACTATGATTTACTTTCTTATTGTTAACTTGATACTTCGTATAAACATATCCGTCTAAAATACATCTATCTAAAATTAAATTTTCTTCAGTTCTTAAATGATTCTTAATATGCTCAGCCAAAATATACAATTGAGTCTCAGATCCACCCGCTTCATTAATCTTAACATCATAAGACTTACGAACGTAACGAGTAACTTCATCTACAAATTTATAATCTTTGTAAATTAACTTACACTCATTTAATAAAGTAGTCTTACCAGTACTCTGAGCTCCTGTAAATGATACTCTCATATATCTCTATTATAATCTATCTTTTAAAAATTGACACCATAAATTTGAAGCTTCTCTATGAGTCTCTTTAAATATTTGATCTAAAGTATATCCTTTAACACTAAAACTATTTTCTGCTAATATTTCACCAGCATCAAGTTCAGGTATACATTTATGTATTGTATTACCAGAATATTCTAACCCCATATTAAATGTTCTTATTTGAGGATCTTTACCTTTTAAGAACTCATACTTAGATAAAGGAGCAGGATGTAAATTATAAATTTCAAACTTATCACATATCTCAGGAGGTACTATTCTTAACCAGCCGTGTAATGTTACAAAGGAATTTTCAGGTATAGCTGTTAAATACTCTTCAATTGTAGGCTTGTTAGGCGGTAAAAATATAATGCGATCAAAAAACTCATCAAGCAAGTTTTGATTGATAGTATCAATATTTTCAATAAGCTTATTCGTTATAATTACATCAGGAGCTTTTTTAAGAGCTTTAGATACATTGTAAATATCAGAGCCTGTCTGACTGAATAGTGTTACCCAGGGTCTCATCGGCAAAGCTGTCTAAATTGCGTTACGTTGTAAAATGAATCAGCAATTTGTTGCTCAGTTAATTCAGCATCAATAAAGTCAATAAGTTTAACCGACCACTTTTCTGATAAGCCGTAATTAGGTTCGTATTTTTTACCTAAGATACCTGCAACAATAGGGTTAGATGTATCAATAGTTTCAATATACTCTGCAAGATCGTTATCCTTATAAAGGGCAAACTCCCATGGGACACTACACCCAAGAAGATGATGTGGTTTCTCAACATCTAGAACGTCATCGTTGTAAAGATCATTCAACAGCTTAACACGACCTAAAGCATATTTAAACCACTTGTTTTCTTCAAGCTTATTAACATAACCCGGTAAGTTAAGATCTCCGTAAACGTAATTGTCGAGGTAATAAGAATAGTCAAAAGAAATAGCTACTTTATCTACTCTTGGTGCCACATACTGATAACAATCGACAATATCTTGGTATGACTTACCTTGAACAACACCAATCTTACGACCAGGTAAATCAGGATACTTTGTTAAGAAGTTATTTAAAGACATGCAAGTATTAGTAACATCTTCTAATACATCCGGGATAACGTACTCGTAAGGCTTGAGCTCTTTAACCCAATATGCAAACTGATCTGGATCAAATGCTGTACCTAGCTCAAAAATAGAATTATCTAAGAGCACTCTACGTCCATGCTCGACAGATTTAAAATAAAAGTCTTTGTACTTTTGATTCTCAGGAAGTAGATGTACTAAACAATAATCATAGTCATTGTAGCTCCAAGAGTAAGGAAGTAACGATACGGGTGTTTCGTGTGAGATAAGCATAGTTAAAATAATAAATCAATCTCCAAATAAATCAAATAAATCCGTTTGAACTTCTTTACCAATTCGAGGTATTCTCCATCCAATTGCATCATAAACAGCTTCGATAGGTGGTACAACAATTTTACCGAACATCTTATCGTAGTCAATCTTAATTTCGTGAAATTCTTTCGGATACTCACTACTAAAACCTACTGCATCTAAACCGTAAGGGTTCTTCATAGCATAAAAAAACTTAATCTTTTGCCCAGAGGTAATCTTTTCGTACTTTTTTTGTATATTCATCTTCTCTAAGAGAAAATTGTAAGCTAGAGCAGCTTTAACGTGACAGGGTGTACCTTTGTTAAATTTATGTAAAGAAGCTTCAGCAGAATATTTTTCTAATTCTTTAGCCGCTTTACGAAAAGCAGCTTCAGATATATCAAGCGTTTTAAAATGGTCATAAGCTTCACGAAATACCTCGTTAGTTTTTTTTACATCCTTTGAAAGAAAAGCTGTATCAATAGTCTTCTTGATAAGAGCTTTAACCTCTTTCGGTGTTGTTGATCGAGCTAACTCTACTCCTACGTATTTAAACTTACTAGTAGGAACGCCCTCTTCATCAAGGATATGAAGAATATAACGCTTCTTCATTAAGAATGAACCTACGTCAGCAATAGCTTCACGCTTAAACTCAAATCTTGGATCTGCAGAGTTAAGATCAGTCTTAGCCCAATTAATAATCTCTTTGTTGAGATGATCTCCCATTGCATCAACAATCTTATGCACCTCTGGAGTAATAACATTATCAATAGTAAGCGGTATATTAAGCTTAGTAAGAATCGGTTGAATGGTGGTATAAAGCGAGTCGGTATCTCCTGCCAGGATTAAAGACTCAGTTACCCCGAACTTCTCTTTAGCCCATTTATCAATAATAGCGGCTCCAGCCTTAGCAACGGCTTGACCTGTAAGAGTAATAGACGAAGCGTTATCAATATCCATAAACGCTGAATGTTTATTAGCAAACGTACCGTAAATAGAGTTGAGAAGAATCTTCAACGTATATTGCAGCGTATCGAAGTATTGAATCTGAGCGACGGTTTCATTATCTTTCTTCTTTGTCTTTTTAAGCTTAATCATCTCATTACGAGCATAAACTCGCTCGTCATAGATGCTATTAATCAAATTAGGACAAACCCCTTTAAACTTTTGAGAGTAAAGAACACCTGCTTTAGATAGAGCTACATTTTCATCTTTTAAAAACGTCCTAAGTTTATCAACAGTCACTTTAAATATGCCACCTGACTCAAGTCTAATCTCTACATCTTTGTCGTATTCAGGATCACCTGTAACAATTTTACCAAGTTTAGTCTCTGAACCAATGTTAAGAGTAATAATGGTATTAGTATACAGAGAGTTAACGTCAAACGATACAATAGCTTCTTTAAGACCTCTTTCAGGGTCTCGTACAAAACCACCCTCTAAAGACTCACGATCTGTTTCATTCTTAAAAGTAGGTATGATGTATCCTTGTTTTTGTGCCTGTAGCGTCATTCTCCGGTTACAATCGAAACTTTACCTAAAGCTCTTTCAAAGTTTGTACATCCTTTATAAGACAGCAATCGAATAATCTTCAAGTAGTTTAACTTCTCTTCAAGCTTACGGAGTAGATCAACGTCCTGAATATTGTAGTCTACAAAGTTTTCCCAATCAGTTTCAGATAGAGATGAAAGATTCGTAGCGTTAATAGCAAGTTTACCTTCACCAAGTTCATACTCACAGATATAGTTAAGAGAAAAAGATTCGCGATCTCCTTTAGAATACGTCTTGTAAATTTCCATGTAGTCTAAACAACTAACACCCGAAATATACCAGCGTCCTACCTCTTTACCAAACTTAGCAAAGTTCTCTCTATAGTGCACCTGGCCAACGGGGGACAACTGCTTAATGAAGTCTTCTCCAAGTAAATTCTTAGCACGATTGATAATATACGGAATATCAAACTGCTCAGTGTTCCAGCCAGTTAAGATATCAGGTGGATCCTTTTTCCAAAAATTAACAAACCTCTCAAACAACTCACCTTCTGTTTTGCAGCAATAGTATGTAACATTGTCAAGCTTGGGTTTGTAGTCATCTCTAAGACCCCATGTATGAATTTTATTACTGAGTGTATCAAGCACTGTTATAAGATTCACCGGGTCTTTGGCGTACTTCGGGATGGGGAACGCACCCGGAGAATACGTCTCAATATCAATAAAAAAAACCTTAAGAGGTAACCTACTAAAGTCTTGATCGTGCACTTGCTCTTTAAACCTATCAACAAGGAACTGCTGATCTACGGCCAGATTACCAAACAATCGAGGGTTCTTAGTTTCCTGTACAAACTTAGTACGTTCAAAGGTATTTCTAAATGTATATTTCTTAAGAGGTGTTTTAAAAATAGAGGTAGCGTCCTTACCGTCTTTGTGCTCTGTAAAGAGATAAGGGGTAAACGGAACTTCTGTATCAATACGGTGTCCGTCATCAGTCCAAGTCCTTAAAAAGACAGTACCTTCTCGTGGGTTATATGATGCGTTTCTATACACTAAGGAATATGATACTATCTTCCTGGGTTAGTTTCAAGCAAATATTTGCGATCAGGTGAACCTAGCGGGGTAAAATATGCCTCATGATGTTTCATAAGGTTCTTTTCATCCTCTAGCCAGAAGTTATCGGCATATGCTCTAGACTTCTTACAATAATCGGCATAAACAGACTGATTTTTTGTAGCCGTTTTAATACAATCAATAAACTCGTCTGGTGTTGAATATTTTAAGAACGCGTCTTTATACGTAACCATATCCGGGCATACACAAGGTATACCTAAAGCAGCGGCTTCGAGAAGTTTAATATTTGATTTAGCTCTATTGAAGTTGTTATCTTGAAGAGCAGCAAAAGTTAGTTGAGTACCAGAGGTTGCCATAGCTCCAGGAAATTCTGGAAGAGGTACCCATTCATGAAATTCAATTTCCCCTCTGTCAATAAATGGCTTAAGAGGTAAAGGATAACAACCATAAAACTTCCATTTAAAATCTTTTCTAGCTTTAATAATAGCTGGTACTACCATTTCGAAGTCATCTTTTTGCCCTGTACGGTTTGTTACATCTACGTGAGTACCTGAAGCAAAAATAGAAACAATAGGTTTCTTTTTATTTTTTTCAAAGTTCTTAACTAAATCGCCGAGATTGTAGTAACGATCAAACCACCATTTAAGGAGATAGTTTGGAATAACTGTAGCTTTTTTAGTACCAGTTTTTTCGTTAAAGTAGTCCTTCATAAAATCACATGTAACTGTGATCTCATCACACATATCAAGAATTTCTAAAATTGAATTACGAATTTCATCTGCAACGAAAGCGTCTTTATTGCGATTAAAGTCAGGAATATCTTCTCTAAAAACAATATCGTCAATTTCGTAAATAAGCTTAAAACCTGCTTGTTTAGATATCTCTTTAAGCATCTTAACAAAGTCTCTTTGAACAGGTGTAGCTTGACGTTGTATCTTAATGGCCCGCACACCTTGATAGAATCTTGGATCAAGAACCATAGTGGTAAGTTCTAGCATTACTGCTTTTTGATACAGGTTGAGCATTAGATTGGGTGCCATGCAACGATACCAAGAACAGCCTCCGTAATCGGCTAAGTAGTTAATAGCTCTAGGTAGCCCTTCACCTGGTATCTCAGGTGGAGGTAGACCAGGCCCTTGATTTACTTGAAGAACCTGGGATGTTGTTGGTATAAACGGGGGTAAACCAATAGGTGCACCCATAAGTTGTGTAATGCCGGATTGCTGGACAATATAGTTTGACATGAAGTTATGTTAATATATAAGTGAAATTATTACGCTTTTCCAGAAAAACAGTATTATCAATTTTTTCAGTTATTGCAGTACCACGGTGTGTAATTATATAGCAATTTTCGTTGTACATTTGAGCTCGCTCTCTTAAAACATCTAAAACAAGCTCTACACCCTTATCATCTAAAGAAGAGTCTAAAAGTTCGTCGTAGAAGATAGTACTAAAATGAACGTCCCCTTGCATACGGCGAATATCTAAGAACGAGAATAAACAAGCTAAATCAATTCTTTTTCGCTCACCGCCAGAAAAATTAAAATAAGACTTTTGTTCACCTTTTTCATCTGTAATTAACTCGTCAAAATATTCATTAAATTGGCATAAACAGTTTGCATGAAGTTTATCGAGATAGTAAGCCATTCTACCATTAAGTACAGCTAAAATCTTCTTGACAATATAAGACTTAACACCTTCTTCTGAAACTACAAACCTAACTACTTCAAGAACGGAGCAATCGTGATCTAGTTTTTCTAGTTCTTGTTTACCAATTTTAAGCTTTTCTTCTAAATCTTTTACCACTTCTTCTAGTGCTTTATTAGACTCATTTTTAACTTGCTTAATTTCTTTTAAAATACTTTGAATATTTTCTTCAATAAAAGTAATTTTAGTACCGATATTATTATTACTGTTTATAACATCTCTTATAACATTTTTTTTGTCCTGGATATCTTTAAGTTCTTTTTCTTTTTTAGTTTGATCTATATTGATCTTATTAAGAGCTTTTTGAGCTGTATCTAGTTCTTTGTTAAGCTCTTTTAATTTGTTAACAAGTTCTTTTTTGTTAGATTCTTTATGGTTAAGGTCATCTTTAGAGTACGCTCTTTTACAAGTTGTACAAATGGCTCCTACCTTATCAATTTCTTTTAACTGATCATCAACATGACTAATTTTACTCTTAATATCAGCCAAGTCGTTATAAGCTGCTTTATAAAGCTCCTGTATTTGCTTTAATTCATTATTAATTTCTTCTTCTTTTGTATTAAGCTTTTCAATAACATCATTGGGGAGCTGTTTAATTTCTTTTTTAAGATCTTCAATTTTTTGTTTATTTTCTTCGATGCGTTTTACAAGAGCATCAATTTTTTGTCTTTTATTTTCTTCAAAAGCATCGAGTTGTTCTTTGTTAAAATTATACCCTTTTTCTATACCTTCTATCTTGGTAAATAAGACTTCATAATCTTTTTTAAGTTCGTTATGTTCTTCTCGAGCTTTTGATAACATATCTGAAAAGATCTCAAGACTGAGAATGCTTTCAATAAATTTACGCTTATCAACTTTAGACTGTGCCATAAAAGGAACAGTTGTGTTGATTGTCATAATGACTGAGTTTTGAAAAATCTTGCCGTTCGATAGAACTAATTTTTGAATATACTCGTTTGTTTTTGCCATTGTTGAACGGGTGATATCTTCTCCGTTTCTTGTCATAAAGCATTTTGTTGGATTAATAGATCTTACAATCTTATATTCTGATTTTCCGTTACCGTTTTCAATAACAAGAGTTAAAATAACTTCACATTTTTTCTTAGTAAAAGAATTAACTATTAGGTCTTTACTTAGCTCTCTAATAGTTGTTCCAAAGAGTGCAAAGTAAAGAGCATCAGCAATTGTAGATTTACCTACACCGTTCTTAGAGTCTTCCTTATCGTAATTAATTCCGGTAATAACATTAACACCAGGTTGAAAATTGATAGTTACTGGTGTCTCTCCGACAGAAAGAAAGTTCTTGATCGTAAGAGATTTAAAATTTACTAACCGCACTTCTATGAGTATAGTGGGTTTAAAGGTTAAATCAAATTAATTTATAGCTATTGTATGTTGCTAATTAAAGAATATTAAGAGTACTCTCAAAATATTCTTTCCAATAGTTATATGTCTGATAATCATCCGGTGTACCCCAACAAATATAATTAGAGACTTCAAAAACTTTTATATTAAGGCCTATTTTAATACATTGATTAATTACATCATCAACATAATATTCGCCGTTAGTTGTAATATTTTCATTGTAATTTTTAAATAATCCTTCAGAAAAATATTTTGCCTTCCTAAAAAACATAGTACCAATAATAGCATGAGTCTTAAGAGGATCTTTCCCTACAAACTTCTTGCACGATACATTCGTTACATTATTAAATTCATCAACTTGTAGCCACGAATACATACCCGGGTTAACTTTACTGGTCTGATTATTTCTAAACGACCATACAATTACATCAACCGTTTCATTATCTACTAGCTGCTGATATGCTACTTCATCATACGTTACTCCATTATCACACGCGGAGATTTGAATCGGTGTATTACTATCTATATTAGCTTTACTAATACCTAATTCACATGTACATGCTTGACCTGAAGTTGTTTCATTAATTTCAATAATAAGTGTATTTGTAAAATTATTATGCAATTCCTCTCTTAAATTATACCCATTTAAATGATCTTTAAGACAAATAAACACTGATGAAGAGCATTTTGGTAAGCAGTTAACAGCTTGTACAATCATAGGTAAACCATCAACATCTAATAATGGTTTTGGTTTTTTATAATTTTGTTTTGAAAAACGACTACCTCGCCCAGCCATCGGTAAAATCAGTACAGTACCGGTAGGGTTTATGGCTTTTTTTTTCTTGGTATATTTTTCTTTAAAATATTTGAGCCATGATTGAAATACTTCTAAATCATATGGTGTACCCCACTGTAACATTTTTTGAATTTCAAAAATGCCTACATTTAAACCATCGCGTACAAGTAAATTATAAACTAAACTTACATAATACTCTCCATTTAAACTTAGCCCCTTATCCATCGCCTCCTTAAAATATTTCTTAAGCATGCTTCCACTCTTAAAATAATAGGTTCCGTTGGATGCATACTCACTCATTTTATCTGCAGTGAATGGTTCTTTTTCTTTAATTTGAATTAATACTTTGTTTTCTTCTTTGCAAAAAGCGTAGTTATCACTTCCAAGCATATGTGGATGAAATCCTGTATAACACGGTATCATGCCGTCGTAGTTTTTTACTGCAGATAAAAATTTCTCAAAATCCCAGACAGTCCCGTAGTCGCAATAACTTACAATAATCTCGGCTGTATTATCAATATAATCTCTTACTTGGTAAATAGCATCAACTGGGCCTTTTCGGTTCTCAGTTGATACTTTTACGATTGTACAGTCTGGCATAATTTCCCGTAATTTAGCTTCAATATCATTGTTTTTAATATGCTCTTCATTGCATATAAATAAAACGCTATTAACACCAGGAAATAAATTTACTACATAATCAATAATCGGTTTATTGTTAATTTTTATGAGTGGTTTCGGGTCAGTGTAACCGGCTTCAATAAAACGCTTACCTATACCTGACATGGGTATTACTAGTTGTATATTTCTCGACATCTTTTATAAGAGTAATTTAAATTAGTGTATAATCCACTGAAAGTATTATAAATAAGTGTATGAGTTTAGAATCTATTATACACAAACAGCGCTACGACGTAGTTCAACATAATGTTGACTTTTTAAATAATAAACTATATCTTGAATTTGGTACACATCATGGCGCATCTATGCTTGAGTATTATAGTCTATATAAGGAGTTCGATATAAAATCTTTTTTTTATGGATTCGATTCATTTCAAGGATTACCGCCCGAGCCAACTGATACTTTAAGTCATAAAGTATGGGAACCAGGTGATTTTAGTACAAATAGTAATATTAACCCTGAACTTCTTAACAAACCAGGGTTAAAAATTGTTGATGGTTGGTTCTGTGATACACTAACCGATGATATTGCAAAAGAATTTGGGGATTCTAAAATTGGATTATTACATATTGATTGTGATATATATACTTCTACAATGCAAGTATTAGAGTTTATTGTAAAAAATAAATTACTAGTAGATGGCTCTATTGTAGTTTACGATGATTGGGGTGGTTGGCGTCAGGCAGGGTTAACAGAAGATCAACAGTATGATATAGGCGAAGGCCGTGCACATCGTGAGATTTGTGAGAAATATAATTTAAACTTTGAATTAATTAATAAGGTTGTACCTGCAACAGATTTCTACGAAATTGCGACATTTATATACAGAGCTTAAACTAATATAGACTGTCTATATATTTCTTTTTGATCGGTTTTAATAGTCTGAACACTCAAAGAGTCTAGGCTATTTGTTTTTACGAGTAATTTTGTACCTAAAAAAATTTCTGCTGATTTTTCACATATTTCACTTGCAAATATACATTGTTTATATGAGTTAGCAGCGCATATTATACCGTGATTTTCTAACAAGATTACTTTTGGAAAATGCTGTTCAATTTCTATAAAATTTGTAACGCTATATTTAATTCGGTTAAGTAAGTCATCTCCTGGCATTGCGTACGGCACTATACAAGATCTCTCACCATTATATACTACTTGATCGGGAAATAATCTTATTTGAGCAAATTCTTTAACAAAATCTGAACATAATATCTTTAATGTGTTTGTAGGATGAGTGTGAGCAATAAAATTAATGGAAGGGTGTTCATATAGCCATGCGTGAAACCCTGTCTCTATACTTGGCTGTTTATCACTACTATCAATTTTTTGGCCTCTATTATCACATAGTACAATATCATTAATTGTAAGTACTCTCATATCAGATCCACTAGCTTTAATCGCGAATCCGCTATTTGTTCTTTCTGATACATTTCCTTCAGCCCCTACTACAAGCCTTGAAACGCTAGATGCTAGCTTTATTAAATTCATTATTAAATGGTAGCACCTGTTAATTCAGTATCAACTATTTGATATGTGAATTTAGCATTCTTAAATTGATTGATAATTTTTCCATTATTAACAAGATGGTTATATTCCCCAATAAATTCAGAACCTACTATATAAACAATTACTTCTTTACACTTACCTGATATATAAATAAAATTTTTCATGAACGTGGATCCCCATGAGCATATTAATTTTTCGCAATTACTAATCATTTTAATTAGTTGAACCTCATTAAGCTCAGAAGGTTCAACTAACTGTAAATTATGTTTATTGCAGAAGTTACGTGCTGTATCAATACTAATTGCTCCCATTGAGGAAGATATACAAGACCCGTAATGTTTTAAAATAGCTATATTTGTTACATTATCGTTAATATTATATTCATCCGGAAGAGTATAATCAAATATATACTGCTGCAGGATTTCTGATACACTATCCCGTATTGATGTACTCTCAAAATAGCTATGTAAAGTATTAGGTATTATGGTAATACTACGAAATTTGTAAATAATATCATGTTCAAGAAATATAATTTTTGTCTTTATAACACCGATTTGCTGAAAGTGTTTGATAATATCATGCATACCTTTTTGCGATCCTTGGTATAATGCTATTGTTTTACCCTCATATATATTAAGATGATTAATATAATTCGTTAGTATACTAAGTATTCCTGCATATCCATGAATAGATGCAGGAAAAGCAGTTATAAACGGTATAATGTCTTCATCAATAAATTCTGCGCGTTGGTTATTTTGTTTAATATAATTTGAAATCGGTCCCGCATCTTGATAACTTCCATCACCTATTAGGTACAACCAATCATTCGAATGCTGTATAGTGTCGTAACTATCTGTAACACCTAAACACGCATATCCTTTTCTCACACAGCTATAATTTATAAAAAAGAAAGCATTATTGTGAGGTAATAGCTCAATATAATCTGTTGTGTTGTTGCTCACACTTTAACATAATCGGTACAGACACCATATACATAGTTAATATGTTTAAACTCTCGCATATCCGACTCTGACAGAAGTGGAATTATACAGTTAGTATTAAGTGTTGTAGTTAGGTCGTGTACCCATAAATGTCCAGTACTGGTAATAATGTACGGGTCAGCGGTATGACAAAAGTATTTTGAACCCACAATCTTTTTTAATTCGTATACTGTTTCAATATTCTTGCAATGAAGCCACAACCTTTCTTTGCGTAAATTGATCCATGTATTAGAAACTTCGTAATCTGGCGTGTCATGACCGAGCCAAAACTTATTATTTATAAACCTAATATCTATCTCAACATCGTAACCGAGTTGTAGAGCGCAGTCTATGTAGGATGGACGATTCTCTTTTGACTCAATAGGGCCTATTATATTTCCTCTATGAGATATAATCTTCATATTTCATCAATTCTTAGCGTTTTATCATCAACAAAAAGATCATAATACGGTTTATCTACTTTTAGTTCGCTATATTTTGCGCCCCATTCTGCTAACTGGTTTTTTGTTAATTCATACCAATCTATTTGTTTACGACTACCTCTCGATGTCCAATAAACAACTGTATTGCCTTCATCATATAACTTATTAATTTTTTCAATATTTTCTTTTATTGGAATTGCTTCTGCGTATTTTCTACTATGCGGGCTCGTGCAGATTGTTTCATCTATATCTACATAGATAATTTTCATATTGTATATAATATTATTTATAATTTACTATAGGTAATGGCAAGTTTAAAATAATGAATGAGATATAATCATAGTAAGAATTAGATTTAGGTATATTTTTATTAAAAATAAAATCTACTAATTGATATTCTTTGAACGTAAATTTATAAAATTTACCTACTACTTCTAATTCGTATTCTAGTTTTACCTTATTGAATATCTCTAATATATTATCTATATTATACTTTCTATCAACTAAAACTTCTAAACTGACAGACTCCTCCTTACTTAAATCATCAACTAAAACAGTGTCATACGAAAAAAATCTAATTATTACATCAGCATATTTTTTTTGTGGTAATATATGAGTGTAATAATCTTCCTCTCGCTTAGCTATTGAACTTAAGACTTGCTGTATTGTATAACCTCTTTCATTTACATCTCTTTTAACCTTCCATTTTGTTTTAAGAGAGCGCTCAGTGTCCATAAAGATTTTTAAATCATATATAGATCCTTGATTGATATATAAACTATGTAACCCGCAAACGATTAAATTATCTGATGAATTAACGGGCTGCGATGTAGTAAACTTACCAGAATCGTGATTATAATCTACTTGATATATGGTATTGCCCATTTTTAAATTAAAAACATCGCTTTGCATTTTGGTTATATGGTTTGCTGTAGGGTTTAAATGTGTTATTGTTTTCCAACTATCATCTGATCTTTCCCATTTATGATATCTATCGCCTTCAAGTACTACAGAATTACAAAACAATTTTTTTAATATATTACTTAGAACGCTCTTACCTGCACCAGAGTCTCCACAAATAGCTATAGTATTACACTTTGATAAAATAAAAGAATATTTTATATCCTTAAGTTCGTATCGTATATTTTTGCTAGTTAAATGATAATACAAGAGTGTTTCAGAGACATTTCCATATGTTAATATTAAATGTTTAATATTTTCAAATATACTAAAGTAAAGATTCATTGCCGAAGAAGGACCATAAGCAAAAGCATCACATAAATGTGGATCTTTAGGTTTTAATAATTTACTATTATCTATTTTACTATCGTGCGGTACGGTAATTACATCACTTAGCTCGTCAAAGAAGTCTAGATTCTCAAGAGAAATATCTGGTCTATATCTAACCACAAGATCATATTCCTTACCGGTAATTTGTTCGTTTATGCATTTAAGAGTGTTCAATTTATATAGTTTAACCCAATGATTAATCGTGTTATTTGATGCTCTATCATTAGTGTATAAAATATTTGATTCTGTTATCACTGATATAGGAGACAATATATCAGTTATTTGTTTAAAATCTTTTTCTTCTTCAATTAAGTTAAAATATTTGTCTTGATTATTTTCATCTTTAGTTACATGTAAGTAAACATCTACCTTACTATACTTTTTAAGTAGACTTTCTTTTATATACTCTACATTAATAGTATAGTTTCTCAGATAACCTGCAATTAAAAGCGCAACTTTCATTCTAGTAGTTTATCAAAACATTTTATATTTATATCTTGCATCCCTTTAATAATTTCTTTAAGTTTTGAATTAGTAAAAATTTTATTGAAATAATATTCGTAGTTATCAGCTACATCTTTTACTGTTTGTGCAATATTATCATACTTTGACCATACAATGTATTCCCCATAAGGAATTTTTTCTTTTAAAGGTACATCTTCACTCACTACTATAACTCCATTAAGTAGAGCTGGTAATACTCTTAATTCTTCAAATGTATGATGATAATCGGTTTGGTGAACGTTTATCAATATTTTTGCACGCTTATATATATCATAAAGACAATCGTTTGTGTAGCAGTTACTTATTGACGTATGCTCAACGCTAAGCTGTTTCAGGTAGTTTAATATCTTTAATCTTCTCTGATTTGAATTATCGGTAAACAGTGTGATAATGTTTTTTCTTTCTTGTGAAAAAAAGTTATATGCAAAGAGTAGCGGTGATATGTATATATTTTTATCTAAATATTCTTTAAATAAACTATTTGTTGATAAGTTATATATATTAGGCAAACTATACTCTATAACATAATCGAGGCTGTTGTAGTAATTAAAATTATCTACTCGTATCAGATACGTACCGTTATCGTAGGGTACATTGCCGTATATTAATTGCTGCACGGAGCGACCGCCCACTTTAACTAATGTGTGTTCACATTGTATATCAATTTTTATTGTTTTATTTGTATTATTAAAAGTGGGGCTGTAGTTACCTACTATAACATTAATACAGATATTATTTTTAGCTAACCACGCTTTAAGTAAATTGACGGTGTAATTATAATACTCTTGTATTATAACGTTGTAATTATAATCATATACTATAACTGAGTCTTTAACTTGTTCAATTACCATTGATCTGTAGTATTTTCAGTTCTTTGATGAGCTCTTTTTACAAAATAAGTAGGGGTTGTTGAGTTTACAATATCAACAGTATGACAATTATAATACTGATCAAGATTGCTTATGTTGCCGTCTATGTCGACATTGATATAATTGTTTAATTCCCATAATATTCTTGCTAAATATCTTTCCGATACCTCTCGTTCTACACTTCGCTGTATAGTTAGTTGCTCAAGATAACCTAGTAGTTGATGTACTTTTACAGTTGCAACAATAAAACTATTACACCAACAAAAGGTGATTTTATCTAGATTATTGTTTAGTCCTAAACTCTCTAAAATAGCAGTTGAGGCTTGCTCAAATAAACCGTCTTGATGGAATGAATTAATAGTGCATGCTGTTGTATTTTGTTTGTTTAAGATATTAAAATCATATTTGTTTTTAAGTACAAAAGTATCTTGCGTGCATACAATATACTTGTAGTCGTCTAAAATATTATTATCTATTAGATATCTCATACCAACTCGATACGCCCCTATTTCGAATTTACAGTTAATATTATTTGTTAATAGTATAAGTCGATCGCTCTGTTCTAATGTCTGAAAAACATCGATAGTATAATTAGAGTTATTATCGACTACTACAATTAGGGATTGAGGGTAATATTTTCTAATATTCTCTGTATAATACTTCAAATAAGTAGCATGACCTCTAATATATTTGTGTGCTATAATAAAAACTATTTTATCGTTTACGTCAATATTTTCCATTTATTTGATTTTGTTATGTTGTATTTTTTAATAATATAATTGTACTGATTAGCGACATCTTTATAAGATGACCCGTATTCAGTAATTAATTTATCATTCGGAATTATCAACTTGCCGCCATGTGTTATGTGTAAGAACACATATTCATTAACACATTGAAAATAACCACACTCTTTAACATTACTTGAAAATAGTTTATATACATTATATTGCTCGCAAAAATACTGAACATCGATGCCCTCAATAGATCTATATGTTTTATCTTTAAACGTGCTTAATATGTGTATTAAAACCTCCCGTTTCCAGATGGACGGGTTCACATTGTATATGTAATTCTCAGGTTTTGTTTGCTTAACAAGGTATAACCTATTTTTATAGATTTTATCCGTAAAAATGTCCCGCTGGTTTATATTATTCTCAGACGTTACGTCTACTAAAATACTATTTTTATCGATAGCTGCATATTTTAAATCAACCCGGTCCCAATTGTGTTGCTGCGCTAGTTTAATTATCTTAGATATACTATCTTCATGTACACTAATAACAATATCTATATCGTGTGTTAATAATATGTAATCATCATTAATCTGTAATAAACAGCTCAGTAGTCTCGTTGCATAAGTATCTTCATCATTGTAAAATATAACTCTATCGTATTGTTTAATAATATGATCTATATTATGTGTCGGTTTATTAATAAACAGGGTATGTTTTCCGCCATTACAGATATGATCGGTTTGTATTTCAAGAATATCTAAATAGTCTGTATGACTATAAACTGTGAAGTTTAGCATATTTTTATTTTTTTAAATTTTTTCATATTAATATACCACGGGGAGTTTAATCCTTCATCTAACTTTTTAATGTTTTGTTTAAGTGCTGTAACCGTATCATATTGAATATCATTATTCCAGCCAGCAACTATAGATTTTGTATATGATATAGTAACTGTATCGTTATTAATTGCAATAATCTCGCCTACGATATTATCTATTGACACTCTCATAAATAGTTTAAATTCATCATTACTCTCATGATACGTATCATTAAAAGGAGTGTAGTTAACAAGCTTAAATGAATATTCAAAACGTTTGTTAATATCGAGAAAACCTGGAGAGTTTAAAGATATAAGTTTACAACTGTTATTAGAGTATACCATGTTGCATAGCCCTCCCCCTATAGCGCCGATAACATGACGAGCTCTAGCAAATAAATGTATTTTTTCTATAGTGGTAAGGTTTTCAGTAAATACTTCTAAATACTTATTTTTTTGTAAATAGTCTACTAATTTGTCTTCATTCACTAACCGACGTCTTGTTGTATAGTTGGTACCCATGTTTGATAAATTACCGTGCACCCAACTTCTTCTTGATACATATATATTGCTGGCAGTGCCTGGAGCATTACTGTTTCGTAGTACCCGTTCAGTGATTGTATTATATAGTTCATAAACTTCTCGTCGAGGTGGTAAGTTAGAATCAATACCGTGTGTATATGAGTCTGAAATATAAAGGTCCTTATAAACAGTATCATTTTGAACTATTTTAATATCTTGTTTTTTAATATTAAGTAGTTCTAACATTTCGTTAACAAAATTATACTGAATATTCTTTGTGCTATTAGGAAAATTCATTAATAGTTTTAGTTCCGGGGCCGTCTTACGTAAATACAGATATGATACTAAATACGGTAAAGTATGATATACAAAGTGATAGTAATTATCTGTATTATATATGAAAAAGAAACAAGGATCTTTATCATATAGAGTTATATTTTGATTGGTAAATTCGGCTGTCGATACTGGTCTAATACTCTTTAATGACATTACTTGCTCATTAATAAGATTGTACATTTCATTAGTGTCTTTAGAGTACGCTAAAATATTAGGATAATATAAATTAGATCCAGTAAATACTACAGATTTAAGAATGTATATATTAATTTCTCTACCGTTTTCATCTATAGGTAAAAAATTAGCTTTACTTTTTATAGAATGTATATCGTTGATAGTGTATACCATATTATACCCACCCTTGATCAGGGTGCATTAAGTACTGATGAACATTGATAGCGTTACCTCTTAAGAGTGTAGCCCATATGCTGCAGTTACCTGTATGTGTAACAAGATGTTTACATTGAGATACTATACTCGTTACACTTAAAACTCTTTGTGCAAACTTATGTCTTTGATCAGGACTTATTACATGCTGTAAAGCTATACTTCTATTGCTATATATGCATGGCATTTCTTCAAAGAAGAACGAGTTTTTGAAATTTTGCTGAAACTCATCTCTAAATTCCATCTCATCAGTTTGAATAAGAAATTTAATGTGTTTATTTTTATTGTAAATTTGTTGACATTTAGTAAAAAATTCAGCATAGGTTGCAATCCCTGTTTCAGATAATTTGTCGTTGCCGCGATAAAAAACTGAAACTGTATTATCATATTCAATATTATATTTCTCTTCTAATTTTTTATTATATGCTTTAATTGTGTCACTTAAACTAAAATACTTGTGTATAAACGGTGTTATATTTTTGAAATCTAATTCATTATATACCGTAAATTGATGATTATGGTGATAATTAATTTCTTTAACAAACTCAATATTGTAGTTTTGTATTTCTTTAAACAGTATCGGGTTTAAATCTTCATTAGGGTCGTGTGGGTTAATTTTATACGAAGCAAATTGGAAGCTTGAATTTATTGACTCTGGTAGGCGTTTGTGAGTGTTAAAAAAATTTATAATATTGTATAGTTTAACTGAACAACACGAAAAAAATCCGGAGTTATGGGTTATAATTAACTCACTCATATTAAATCCCTTTTTGTCCGCCTGGACTTATATTGATAAACACTTTTGTATTTTTATTTACAGAACAAGCTACGGACGGGTGCAACATTGCGCATTTTATATCTTTGCGCGCTCGTAGCGTCTCGATTAATAGGTGATGATCCCCTCCTCTGTAACTGCCCTCCTTAGCTTCTTGATACTTCTCGTTACATCTTAACACCCAGTCACTAACAAATGAAATTACTTCCTCACAATACTTAAAAAATATTAATGCACTATGCGGGGTTTTCATATCGTGTATTCTCGTCACAGCTGCCATACCATAATCAATATTGTCCATCTCAATAGGTAATTCGTTAACTACACAGTCTGCGTCTATCCATATAATGTTTTGCTTTTGGGTTTTAAGTGTTTCAAGAATAATTGATGGCTTAAGTAGGCAGTTATCATTATACGTACCGTTGAGTTTAGGTGTATGTATAAGTATTCGACCACCTAATTTCTCGATTGTTTGTTTGAGAGTATTCGCTGATTTTTTATAATATAGAGTACTATCATAATCATAGTAAAATGTAGTAAATAATGTTTTCATAATGCATTAATACATTCAAATAAGTAATCATCTGATGTTTTTAGGGACTTTAAAATTTCTAAATTATTTCGCACATATTGCAGTTTTGTGTTGTAAAGCTCGGGGGTTAAGCTATTTATAATCTCATCTTCTTTACCTGGTTCGAGTGTAATAATGCCATTAGAGTCAAATATTTCTAAAACTTTTTTTGAACCTCTGTAGATAGGTATCGCTCCTGCCGCTATAGAATCAGTGATTTTTTCTGTAAAATAATTTTCTGTAATTCCATTTTCAACTACTATATGGAACATATAATCTCGTATACCATCAATTTTAGTATCCCATAGAGATAAATGCGGTTGAGGTGCTGAAACTATACCTCCGTATACATCTATATTTTTTGACATTGCATATCTTGCTATTTTATGTCTATAAATATGTTCTTCTGTCACAATTTTATGTGAGCAAAACATTGAACACAGTTTTGACTTCGGGTAAACAGCCCATAAGTCTTTTTTAATCCACGGGTAATTGCTACCCGAGTAAGCGTATACAAAATTACTATTTAAATTTAATAGCTCTTGTTCACATGTAAAAATTTTATAAAAATACTTATCAAATAAAATTTCATAATTTTTAATTAACCAATTAAACACATCCGGTATTACAAATTTAGACTCACAAACCCATCCAAACCGCTTTTGTATATCTACACTTAGATCTGGAGAACGGGCCTTCATACCGTTATCAATATAGATATTATAATCTCCGTACCACTGAGACCATTTGAAGTTTTTTGGTATTAAATCAGAACATGAAGAGTGTTCAGGATTAAATGGCATACCTATTCCTTTTAAAGTTATACTCATATTATTTCCAAGTTTTTATATATTCTTTTAAGTCATTTTTTGACATTTTGAGTATTTTTAAATACTCATTTTTATTATCCTGATAAGCAGGGTGCATATGTTCTTTATTTTTATTAATTGTATTTACATGTGGTAAATGAAACAAATACGGTTTAGCGGTATTAATATAATAAATTGCAATGTCCAGTTTATTTGCTCGCTGTATAATCTCATTATCTTCATATCCCCACCCATTAAAATGAGGATTAAACCCACCGATACTTTGAAACACTTCTTTATTACCGAACAAAGAACCTCCAACTGCCTTAAGATTAGCAACATGATAATTCTCGTTAGTGTAAAGAGGTGTTATTTTAGTTTTATCAATAAAACTATCTAACCAATCGTAAAGTTTAATATTTAAATTATTTTGTATAATCTGTCTTTTAAGGCTATAATCGAAATAAAAACATGTACCATTATAACCTATACATATACCATCAGTTTCATTTACAGTCTTTAAAGATTGTTTCAAATTCGTGTTACTAATAATACAATCGATATCTATAAAAAAAACTATACTATCTGTGCATTTTGAAAGACCGTAATTGTAGCCCGTACATTTATTGTAAGAGCCTGTATTGTGTATATAATAGTATTCTATATCTTGTTCAGCTGAAAGATATTCAAAATTCTTTACCTTATCATCTTCAACAATTATAAACTTACAGCCAGGAGCAATTTTGCGGTAATACGGTAAAACTAAAGATAGATTAATTGCTCTTTCTTCTGTATCTTTTCGTATATGGGCTATAAATGTAACCATATAAATTAAACGTGTAGTATACCGATACCCATATCTTTAGATGTAATAATCTCTTCGTGTTTATAGTTGTTTTTAATTTCTTTCCAAAATCTTGGACCGCCATCTTCATTTTCCGCAATATCATGAAAAGCTATTATTCCTCCTTTACGAACAAGCGGGGAGTACATATTATAGTCTCTTAATATTGCATCATACCTATGATCTCCGTCTATAAATAGAAAATCTATTTGTTTATCGTTAATTATTTTTTTAACGCTATTTAATGTTGAATCATAAAATGAATGAACTGGAAGCAAATATAATTTACAATTTTTATCTTTAGCCCATTTAGGCCAATCATTTTTGTAGCAACTTTCTTGTCTTTTAACTCTCCAATCATTAGGGCCTACGAACTTACTAACTGGCAAATCAATAGATATAGCAGTAGAGTTATCTTGACTATAATGTATAAAGTGTTGTAATGTCCATCCAAATAAAGAACCAATTTCAATAAACGCGTTAACTTTTAAATCTATATAACGCTCTAATAAAAATTCAAATTCTTCTATTATTTGACTTCCACCATCGTTTTCTCTTAATATTTTAGCTATTGTATTATTCATTTATTAATGAGTAAAATTGTTTGTTATATTGACATTTTCATACTTTAATTGTGTTTTTTTAAAAAGTTTATATTTTTGTTCGTAAGCGTGTACATAATTTATATTATTATGGGTGCCACCAAAATCAATACCAGTATCTTCTTTAGATGCATTATGTTTATTTTTATACCAACTCATACCTTCAAAATGAAAATAATATTTACCTAACAGATCGATATCTCCAATTTTTAAATTAGCATTTTTAATATCTTCAAAAAACGTTGAACCGATATCGTATATTTTATCGGTTTTAAAACTTTCTTTCATTTTTGTTTCGTTAAAAAAAACAATATTATTATTTTTTATTGTTTCAACATCTATAAAACAATGCCAGGGGTTAACTCTGTTATAGATAGATTTGCTTCCTCGATCTCCTTCTACTTTACCCATTACAGTTAAATCCATATCTTTAAATTGTTTAAAGATAACACTATGATCTTTTAAAAAAATAACATCAGTATCAACAAGAAGAGCATATTTTGTTTTACATAATTTTAAAGCTTCATTAACTCCGTCACCATGACTCATACCAGGGTTTGATGTATACGGAACTTTATGATCATATAATAAATCTTTTGTATTATTATTTGTAGAATTATCACATAATACAAGTCTTTGTATTTTATTGTGTACATGCATCCATGATTTTAACATCGTAAGTGTTATATCGGGTGTGTTATAAGAACACGTTAATAAGGTTAGATCATCCATTTTTTATTTTTTTTAATATATGTATGACCTCTTCTTTAGTGAAGAGTGGTGGTTGATTCGGGTAATGACCGTGCTTTTGTAGATAGTACTCACGTCCTTTATTGACGTTTTCAAACCATTCTCGAGTTTGTTTGGCTATTGCTGAATTATTAATAGCACCTTCAACTTCTCCAAGATATTTGTGGCTGTCTTCAATATCTGCAAACCACCAAAATGGCGGATGATAGCCAGCCTTTATTATGCGATACGTATGATCAACATGATCCCAGGCATTATAAAATTGCTCATCAATATAACCTACTTTTTGTAATACTTCTTTTGTAAAAAAAGAAAACATGCCGGCAACATGTGTGTATAGAGAAATTTTTATTTTACCGTAATCTATAGTAACACGCGGATCGGGCTCTGAGTTTTGATTTAATTCATGTCGATTGTGAAGATCAAACTGTACATTTTGTTTACGGTTAAAGGGGGAACCGGGACCGTAATTAAAATGTTGAATACCGGTAATTTTAGAAGCTTCAATATATTTTTGAAATACATCTTTATTTTTAATAATAACATCGTCTTCAATAATAAAAATATAATCACAATCTTTAAGATATTTTAATGCTCTATTTTTAGTACTACCGACTCCCTGTCTAGATGGTATATTGTTGTATACTTTTATATCACCGGCGTCTATTTTACTCTGTCCGTCATTAACAATGTAAAGGTCGTCTATAAAAACATCTTTTAAAGAGCTAATTAATTTTTTAAGGTAATCAGGTCTATCACAAGTTATAATTCCTACTCCAATTTTAGTGCTCATTTGTAGTTTGAGATATCCTATACAGGTCAATACATTTATCTAATATATCTTTTTTTGGCACGGGTGTATCTAAAAGATTTACAAATTCATGCAAAGCAGTATCAATATCAATGCTAATTTCATTTAATTCTGTAGCAGATAACTGCACTGATTCAAAAATATTAAAATCTGTACGGACGTGTTTAGGCTTGTATTGATTAAATTTAGAAAGCATTAAACTAAGCACTTGCTCATTAACGTTTCTATCAACACAAAGACTGACAAAATTATTTGATAGTTCTTCTGAAATATTTTCTAAAGATATTTTACCATCTAAAAGATCAGATATTTTAATTTTTTTATGTTTGGGTGTTATATTATTTTCAATTAACTCTAAAGATAAATCATCAGTATTTAAAATTGTAAACCCTTTTGTTTGTTCTCTATCTCCAAAATCTAATTCATATGGAGAGCCAAGATATATAATAGATTTACCATTGGTATATTTTCTATGATCCCTGCAATGGAAGTGTCCGGACATAACAAGTTTTGCTTTGTTTAATAATGACACACTTTCTATTCCATGATCACATACTTTATGAGAATTCATTTTAAAATTAAGAATCTCAAAATGGCCCACTAATACATCACATACAGGTATTTCTTCTAGGCCTATACCCCAAGGACAGAAAGTGTATTTTTTACCGTTGATAGTATGAGATACAAGGTCTTGATATACCGTTATATTTTTGTAACCGTCGAGAATAGAAATAGAATTAATATCAGATTTATCTTTATAATAACAATCATGATTGCCAGTAATAGCAACAATATTATATTTTGACAATATATTAAAGAATTCTCGAGCGCAATGTATTGTATTAACACCAATCTCATGCCGATTGTGAAATATATCACCAGCTATAATGATATCTTTAATGTCTCTAAGCTTTAACTCTTTATCAAGCCAACGAGCAAAATCTAAAGCAATGTTGTGCCAAGATTGGGAGTTTTGGTGAACACCTAAATGTATATCAGATATACAAGCAACTTTATTAGAACTGAATTGCATTATTCGTTTTCTACTACATATGATCCATCATAATCGGTGTCAAATTTTGTATTCTTTTGAAAGGGTAATTGACCTGATTCCGTTAAAAGAGAGTATACTTCATTTTGATAACGGTGAATAGTATCATGCTCTTTCTTTTCTTTTTTAATTCTATTTTGAAATGCTCTATAAGCTACTTTAGTAAAGTAAGAAAAAGGATTATAACCGGAATTACATTTAAATCTTTGGCGTGTTAATGCAGTAATCATTTTAATAATTGCATCCCCGATCATTTCTTCCTTGTAAGAATTACCCGTTATATGAACGTACTTACCCCTTCTGCAGACAAAAGTACCATATTCAGTTTCAGGGCACCAAATTTTACCTGTATATTTGAAAGTGGGTTTATTAGGGTGTTGTTTTTTACCTTCTTGTTTTGCCAGCTTCGAACGATAATCGCCGCCAGGTCTAGGTTTTGCTCCATGCATATTAATAGATTCTCCACGAACTGTTAATTTAGGCTCTGAAAAAATATTTACTGTGTAATATTCTTTATTACTAAAGAGAGAAAGGTTTTTAACTTTTTTTGTTGATGTTGTTAAACCAGCTATAGTACAAAGAGCAATAAAGTTATCTATATGTTTTTTATCTCTTTGATTGTAAGACCAATTTGTAGGGCCTTTAGTAAAGAATTGTTTTCTAATATGCCCGTCTCCATCGACCATAGCTTTAATAAGTTTAAGGCGTTGTTCTTGTGTTAATTCAAGAATAAACTCCATTGATAAAATTTTATCTTTTGCAGCTTTAATAATATTATTAGCAATATCTTTTGTAATTCTAAAGCATTTTATTTCAGGGTTTGTCCAACTATATTCTTTATATTTTGCTCCTACTGTTTTAAGAAGCTGTCTAATTTTTTGAGCTTTTGTCCCCTCTTTTTGAAATATTTGCACGCAATGAGTTCGTTTACCATAAACGTAATTACCTTCTGTAACAGCCCATCCAACAATTTCTACAAATTCATCTGTATATATAGGTTTCTTATCTTTAACGGGGTTTCCTATTAAAATTATATCTTCCTGTGCTTTAATATATTCAACCGGCTTAATACCGTCTTGTAAAGATACAAATTTATGATTAGGTGTTACTAGGCTGTCAAGACCTTTCATATCAAGTTTAAACATAAGACCGTTATAATCCCCAACAAATATATCTTTTATCCTACTCCAAACAAGTGTTTTAGTGCTGACGTTATAAGAAAGAATTTTGTCGGTTAATTGAATATCTTTATATGAAAGCCACCCCCTTTGGGTCAACGCCTCTGTTTGTTCATCAACACAGTAATTGATAAAGTTTTGTGCATAACCAAGCCGGGTTGCGATTTTTTGAATCATATCAGCTAAATCAGAGGGAATATCTTTACCGCCTTTTTCGTAATAACCGATAATAAGTTGCTCCATCTC